GCAGCCGATCGACCTCCTGGGCCTTCTCCTTGGGCATGTCCTTGCCCTTGTACTCGGCGAGAATGTCCATCGCCTGCCTGTGCAGCCGCGCGGCCTCGTCGTAGAGCCGCTTGATCTCGTCCATTTTCGTCTCCTAGTTGAACCTGGCCAGCGAGAGCGCGCTGGCTCGCAGGCGCCTCTCCAGGTAGTCGGGAGACAGCGCCTTCGGCGGCTCAGTAGCCGCCAGCAGATCGCTGATCTCCTTGGCCACGCTGTTGAGCGCCTCCAACAGACTCGCGAGCTTCTCGCGGTTGGCGGTGGAGAGGGTCCGGCCCTCTTTCTGGCGGGTTGCAGCAAGCGCAACCGACCTGCCGACTAGGGCTCTGGCGGCAGCAAGCGCCGCCTCGGCTTGCTCGGCGTAGGGCTGACCCTTGTGGTCGAAGGATTCGAGGCCGTCGTACATCACGACGTCAGTGGTCGACGCCGCGGCGACGGCAAGCACACGCGCCGCCCACGCGACGAGCGCTTCGAGGTACTGAGCGCCGCTGGTCCGCAGCAGCGCGAGCTTGGCAGCGGCGTCGAGCGTTGCGTCCTCGAGAATGCTGCCGACCGAGATGCGCCAAGCGCGGTCGATGTTCCAGCGGGCATCGCTGAGCTGCTCAGCCGTGAGCGCCTGCTGGAAGGTCGTCGCGAAGTCGGCAGCTTTGAGAACCTTGCCGTCCTCGCCCTTGAGGATGTCGGGGACGTCCTTCCCGAACTGCTCGTAATGGCCGCGCAGGTGAGCGCGGATCGCCGGCATGTCGGCGTCGGGAATCTGAGCCTGGCCCATCCGGGCAACGCAGTTGGCGACACCGTTCCAGACGACGGCGCCGTCGCTCGGTCTGTGATGTGGCAACTTGAGGTCGCCGTAGGATTCGGGCGGCATGTTGGCCGACCAGGTGAAGTGGCTGGCGATGTCGCGCTTTTCGGCGTCGGTCAGGTCGCCCCACGACTTATCGGTGAAGTCCTTGAGGGCTGGCGCCGACCAAGGCTCGTCTTCGGGAGCCTTCGCCGTCGCCTTGAAGGGAATGGCGGCTTTGGATTCCGTCAGCGCCGCCTTGATGGCCAGGGTCCGAGTGCCCTCGCCGGCGCCGACGAGCACCGGCGACACCTCGAACACCTGGGCCTGCCGGATCACCCGAATCGGCTTGCCGTCGCGCGTCTCGTAGGCCGAGTCGAGGACCTGGAAGCCCCAGCTCCACTCCTGGAGGTCACTCATCGCCTTGCAGGTGGCGTATGCCTCCCTGCCTGCCTGCGTTTCGAGGAAGAAGCGGCCCTCGAAGATTGCCCGGTCGGGCTGGACGCGGATGACCCCCCGTCCAACCGGCATTGACCAGTCGTGGCTCCAGACCATGGGCACCTGCTGGCCGTCGGTGAAGGCGGTGGGCAGCACGACGTCGAGGTCTTTGTCGACGACCCCAAAGGTGGAGATGACGGCTTGCACCGCCCCCTCCGGCCCGTCGGCCTTGAGAGCAAGGGGCGCCCGAAAGAACTTGCTGGTCTGCTTGGCCATCGCGTCACCCCCGGAACACAAAGAGCCCGCTCCGGGCCATCGAGTGGCCTGAGCGGGCTATCTAGTAGCCTAGCGACCTGGCCGTAACCAGGCTAACCGTTAGTCGTTTGCTTGTCTACCTCATTATGAGCGATCCGCGCCGTATTGTCAAGTGCTTGCCGCGTTGCCAGCGCCACGAGTCGAGCCAGAGGTATGACCGAGGTATGCCAGTCGCCGTGATGCTTCACCTTGACGATCAACACGCCTCCACGCAGCTCGAAGAGTGGCTTGTGGCAACACTCGCAGGGCACGAGCATCAGGCGGACACCTCCGGCAGCTTGCAGTAGCACTTCTCGACGTCCCACTCCGGCACCTTGACTCGGTACCCGCCGTCTACCTTCTCGGCGCCCCACTTCGCGCGGAACACTTGCCAGCCCGCCTCCATCGCCGCGGCGAAGTCGGCGCCGATCGCCCTGAACGTCGCTTGGCCCTCGTGGTGGACGAACGAGTCCAGCGCGATCCTGGCCTTGAAGCCGGCCGCGGCGGCCCGGAGGCAGTAGTCGTCGTCCTCATAGTTGGCAGGGTAACGCTCGTCGAAGCCGCCGATCTTCTCGACCACGGCCCGCCGGATCAGCAAGCAAAAGCCGACCAGCCGCGACGACTCCTGAGAGATCGGCCCTGGCAACGGCTCCCGTCGCTGCGGACCGCTCACGTTGTCCGACACGGGCCCGACGAGCCCGACGTCGGGGAAGGCGTCCATGACGTCGAGCATCCGGGAAAGCCAGCCCTCAGCGACGATCGTGTCGTCGTTCAGCAGCAGCACGAAGTCGCCCTTCGCTTGGGCGATGCCCAGGTTACAAGTGGCGGCGAAGCCTCGCCTCCTCTCGTCGTGAACGACGATTAGCTCAGTCGGCCCGGGCGTGTTGGCCCGGACGCTCGCCTTGCAGCGAGCCAATCGCTCGCTGGCGGGTTCCACCGTCGGGACTACGATGGAGACCAGAGGGGCGTGGGGCAAGATCGTGCGGAGATGCAACTCCCTCGCCGGCGCGCCGGCCACCACGGCGCCGGCCGGCACGTCACGCGTCACCACCGAGTGAGCACCGATCACCGCGTGGTCGCCGACGTGAACGCCTTTGAGGATCGCCGCGAACTCGCCGACGAACACGTGGTCTCCGATCTCGACCGGCGCAACCGTGAGCGGCTGGCCGTGCAGCGGTCTCATCAGGTCGAAGCCGTGGTCGTGGTCGGTGATCAACACGTGCCCCGCGATGATGCAGTCTCGTCCGATCACGACCCGCTCGGCGCACCCGATGTGCAGGTGGAACTCGGCCGTCGTGCCGTCGCCGATCACGAGCGTCGGCGCGTAGGTCTCGCCACCGTATGTAGTGACGCACTCGAGACGGGCCCCGTAGCCGATGCTCACGCCGTCGCCGATGGCCATGTGCTCGGCGCCGCCGACGAACAACGGCTGGTCCACCCGGCTGTTCTGGCCGAAGTGCCGCCAGTTGGACAGTTTGGCCTGCTGCTGCCGGCGGTACTCGGCCACGTACGCCCGCAGGCGCTCGACGACGGCAGCCTGATCCTCTGGCCGCTTGTACTTCGCGGCGAAGAACGCGCCGAAGCCAGGACAATGGAAGTTGGGCAGAAGCAGCGTCACGTAGCCCCGGGCGTCGAAGTCGCCGGGAGTCCAGCGCGAGCGGTGGGTCTGGAGATCGCGCTGACCCTCGGAAACCTGCCTCATCGCCCACGCCATGTACTCCTGACAGGCAGGCTCGTCGGTCTCGACGGGAACGAAGAACACGACCTCGCGGCGGGCGATCTGCTCAACCTGCTCGATCAGTCGCTCGCCGTCCTCGCGCGGCAGGTGCTCGATCACGTCGAAGCAGGTGACGCGGTCGAAGTGCTGCCCGCGCCGAGTCATTGCCACGACGACAGCCCGGAGGTCATCGCCGATCACGCCGGCGAAGCCCTGCGCTTGGAGCTTCTCGACGCTCGGCACGAACAACTCGACACAGGTGATCCGGCTGTGATCCAGACCACGCAGCGTCCGGCCGTCATTGCTGCCGAGATCAAGGTGGCTCTCGCAGCCGTCTGTGTAGAACAGTGTTTGCAAGGGCAGCGGATTGCTAGCCGCCTGAAGGTCGCGGATCGTGACCGACACTCTCGTCTCCCTGGACTCTGCCCTGGACTCAGTTCTTGCAGATGCCACGGAGCAGGGCCGTTCCGGGCAGTCCGGCGGCATTGCTACGAATCTTGACTCTATAGAACCCGTAGGGCGCCTGGGCCACGGCGTAAGCGCCGTTAGCATTCGCGGCCACAGGGGCCTCTGCCTGCACGACTACCTCGTCGGAGTAGTCGCTGGCGTTCGCGCCGAATACCGTCCACGCCACGGTGTTGCCGGTGACGTGGATCGTGTAGCAGACCGACTTCCACGGCCGAGCATCCATCGCCGAGCCAGCCAGCACCGTCAGAGCGTCCACGCTGTCCTGAGCAGCCGGCGCCACCGCCAGAATCTCGGCCAGCCTGCCGTCAGGGGTCGCTACCTGGGTCACGTGTCACCTCCTGCTGTCTGCCACTGAGCCAGCAACGCATCGTCTACGCCAGCGTCGAACTCCGGGGCGAAGGCACGGACGCAGCGCGGGTGGCCGAGAGGGTGAGCCTCTGCCCACTCGACAGGCACGACCGTCCCTTTGCCGCCGTTGCCAAGCACGACGCAACCAGGCGCCGAGTCGTCGAAGCCGTTGTCGAGGACCAGCACCTTCGTGACACCCGCGGCCCGATACCGCTGATGAGCAGCCACGTTCTGAGCGGTCCCCAACTCCGTGCGACTTATGGTGACGGCCCGCCCCTTGTACGTCTGCTCGATGATCTCTCTAAGGCCCCGGACTGGCGGGTCGGCGCTGGGATCGCCCCTCACCAAGTGGTCCACTGACCAACCGCGCTCGGCACCGTATTGCAGCGCTCGGCGCAGCTCGTCGAGCGTCGTCTGCTGGATCTCCTTGACCCGCGTGCCCGCCCCCTCCAGCGCCTTGACCACGGCTGGGTCCACCAGGTCGAAGGCGACGTCCACCCCGAGCGAGAGGTTCCAGGTGTCCCAGGAGAGCTGAATCAACTCCAGGTAGAACCGCTTGACGAGGTTCTCCAGCTCCAGACTGTCGCTCTCCTCCAGCAGCATCTCGGCGTCGAGCATAGCTTTGCGCTGGCCTCGCCGCGCCTTGCTCGCCTGCTCAGTCGCGCGGTGGATCACGCGGTCGGCCAGCGAGCTGAACCAGCCGTCGAGGGCGCTTTCCATGCGTCTAGCCACCTCGGCACGCTGCTGGCGCTGGGCGGCGATGAGGGCGAGCTGAAGCTTGCGGCGATCCTCTTGGCTGGCCTTGATGCGAGCGGGCAGTAGCGCCTTGGCGCCGGGGGTGGCGAGCTGGGCGGGAACTTCCTGGAGCGTGAGCGGCCGCAGGAACACGTCCCCGCCGCCGACCACTGGCAGCCCGAGCTGCGCGCGTCCTTCGTTGACAGTAATGTAGCCCCGAGAGACTGCTCCGTCGACCCACTGACGCTTCTCAGTCGTCGCCTCCTGCAATGCGACGACGTTGCCGAGGTCGAACTGCACCGTCAGGTCGGTCGAGTCGCCGAACTCTGGCAGCAGGTCAGCGGCAATCTCGTCGGCATCCAGCCGCCAGAGCGGGACCAGACAGTCCTCGACGAAAAAGCGGCGCATTCCGGCGACGTTGTTGTAGGTCATTTGTTCCAGACCCACGTTGAGAAAGGCGAGCACGGGCGGCACACGAAACGCGCCCGCGATCCTGGCCTCGGGCACCCTGCTCAGTGCCTCGAAGGCCAGTTCCTGGAGGTTCAGGCCGACGACCTTCACGTCCATGCCGCCGCCGAGCACGGCTGGCTTGCCGCGGTTGTCCCCGCCGTACTTCTCCTGCCATTGTTCAGTGTAGCGTTTATGCTCGTCGGGTGAGAGCGGCTTGCTGCCGACTGGCAGTGTCAGAGCCACCCGCGGGATGGCGTCGTTTTTGAGCAACGCAAAGAGGTAGCGCCGGGCCTCGTTGTCGGTGTCCACCTCGCGAGCCACGGCAACTAGAGGCGCGAGCCCACGCCAAGGCGCCAGCGGGTCCGGCAACCACTTCAGATGCACGATATCCTCAGCCGGGATCTTCTCCTCCTTGCCCGTCTCCTCGTTCAGCCAGTTGTAGTGGTCAATGGGCAGCGTGGCACCGGCGACTGGCACGATCTGGCTGTCGTTCAGCGGCAAGAGTTCGACGACGCGGCGGGCCCGGCTTCTAACTTTGTAGAGGTAGCAGTTGCCACCGATCGCCTTGTAAAGCGCCACATACTGAAGCAGCTCGGCCTGGCTCATCTGCGGGTTCGGACGGGCTAATAGCTGCAACAGAGGGTGTGTGGGCAGGGGATCAAGGCCTGAGTCGGTCTGACGATAGACCATCAGGCGCGGCTCTGGGTAGGTGAATGTGATCGCCGACAGGCAGTTGAACACGATGCCGTTGGCCCTGACTCCTTCAGTGCAGAGAGCACGGAACGTCGGAGTCATCCATTGGACGCGCTGCCACTCGGGGATGAAGGGAACTGGCAGGCCGGCAGCTTTCACCATGCCTCGAAGGACCCAGGTGCGCAGACGGTCTGCAAGACTCATTGCATCCACACCCCCGGGGCTTCTGGCAGTACCGCAAACGCTAGCAGCAGCGCCTCGGCCCGGTCCGGCGAGCGCTGGCCGCGCTTCTTTGCCTGCTCCTTCGACTCAATTACCGGCCGAGTGTGCCGCGAATCGTAGGTGTAGCGGATGCTGGAGAGCTGCCCCATCGTCGTGTCGTCGAGTGGCCCGGCGATCTCGCCAGCTTGGAAGCGCTCTCGGAGATTCCACCACAGTTCACACCGCAGGTTGCCAAACTGCTCTGAGTCGCTTGCTCTGCTGGAGACGTTCACGTCGACCACTGGATAACCCTCTTCGCGGAGTCGGTCCGCAACGCCGGCGCCGATCCCGATCACGTCGACTTTGAGAGCCGCGAGCCCCGGGTAGTCGGCGAGGATCGAGCGCACGCGCCCGACTGTTGCCATCGTGTCCATCCCGCTCCAAGCATGCTCGGCGATCACTCGCGGTCCTCGCCGGATGCATAATGCTGTTTCGTCACTACCCATCCGAGCGACGTCGAGACCAGCTTCCAGAGGCGCGTCGACCGCCTCGATCTGTCGCTGAGTCGCCGCCTCAATCCAGGCGAGCGGGATGAGCGTGTTGTCCCCGACGGGCGGGAACTCGGCGTAGACGCGCGAGCGCACGTAAGGCGAATCCTCGCCATGTTTGGCAATGGCGTCATCCACCCACTGCTGGGTGACGAGGTAAGGGCGAACGACTTTGCCTGTCTGAACGTTTGGAGTATCTTGCGCCGTGATAGTGATGAGGTGGTAGAGCGACCTCGCGCTGTGGAACGCGTCGTAGAATACGCCGTTTGGCGCCGTTGGGTTGCCGATGAGCAGCATCCTGGCAGACTCGCTGGTCAGGATGGCGTCGAGAGCCTCGTAAACAGCCTCAGCCACTCCTGCCGCCTCGTCAATCACGACTAGGGCGTGTTCAGCATGGAAGCCCTGGAAACGATCGGGCGCCGTGTCCTCGCTCTTGAAGCCGAGCGCGTACCAGGACGGCGCAATCTCGTAGCGCGTGGTCAGGCAGCGACCGAGCAGGGGCCTACGTGTGTTGCGATACGCCGCTCCGATCTCGCGCCACAGAATGTTGGCGACCTGGTTGGCCGTGGGAGCAGTCGTGATGACGACCGAGTTGGGATAGGCGTGGAGGAACCAGATAACCAATCTGGCACTCAGGAAGCTCTTGCCGCTAGCATGACACGACTTGACCGCGACACGCCGATGGTCGCGCACCGCCTCGGCGATCTCGATCTGCTTGGCCCAC